AACCAAGGAATACTTTTTTCACAAGCATGTAGTTTATTGGCAATTATATTTTTATTTTCTTCTAACAGGGAGACATCAATAGGTATTCCTCTTTGTGTGATCCTTCTATTTAAAGTACTTATGGCTCTCTCATGTTCAGGCCATTCAGGAGAAAGCTTCTCCCAAAGTTTTAAACATAGTTCTGAATCTTTAAGGGCATATTCATCAACCTCTTTTTTAAATTCTTCAGGCATGTCTTCCCACTTTTTTCCTAGCATGTTATCCCTAGTCTCTTTACTAACCTCTAATTTAAATAGTTCTGTAGTAGCACCTTTTAAAGATCTTGGATAACGGCAATACACAGACAAGTCAGCAGTACAATGCCATTCAGCAAAGTCTACCTTTGGCCACCAATCTTTTTTTATACCAAAAAGGTAAAGAGTTTCATCAAAACTAGCATTATGACTAAGGACTCTATTGCCCTCAAGTTTACCCCAATCAAAATCTTTTGGGTGTCCTACAAAACGAGTCCCCTCATCTCCCCATATAGAAACCCTATAAGCATCAAAGTCGTGATGGCTAAAATAGCCTAAAGGACCAAGAGTTTTAATAGAGCACTCTTTGTCATAATACGTTTCGTAATCTAGAGCATAGGTATCCATAGTTGTGTAATGGCTCTAGCAGCCTTGGGAGAAAGCATAAACCCAAGACCACTAGAGCTCCCCTCACATCAGAAGGTGAACAAGACCTTCTGTACTAGCTTTCGCTAGAATCTTCTTGTTTTAAATAACTTGAAAAGATGTTAGAAAGGGTATTCATCTTTCCAAGATGTTGAGTAAATTCTTCAAGTTGAGTTTTAATCTCCTCACGAATTTTTTCAACGCTCTCTAATTCTGCCTGTACTATTTCTTTTTCAGTCATGCAGTCATGTTTTTGAAGTTAGTGGCAAAATCTATGACATCTTGATCCACTTTGTTTCTGGATATTTTGAGCATTGGCTCTACCCACTCATTACCATTCCACTCACGGTCTACAACTCTCCATGTCCACATTACATTTGCTGGTGAAGCAGCAGGATTAGTGGCTAAGAAAGTAGCTATTTGCATAAAGGTTCCTTTATAAGCTCCTTTACTACCTGTGTCATATATGCCTAAAGCATAGTTAGTATCTCCAAGAGGGTAGTTAAAGCCATCCTCATCTGCTCCTTTACCTTCTGGAATCAAAAAGATCAGGTCAGCTGCTGCCTTCACTTCAAACTCAGAGTCCTCTTCAATGGCTGCTTTTTCTTCAAGAGTATATGCAACACGCCCACGAATCTGTGACCCAAAAGGTGCTTGCTCTCTCCATTTTTTCCTGACATCAACAAAGATAATATCTGTCTCTGATGACGCTGGTATTACTACATATTCCTGGTCTTTAATCAGGTCTCCTGTTTCTCCTGCCTTAAACTTTGAACTCGCTTGTCTCAAGGAGTATCTCGGCAGTTGTATGTCTGAACTATCCACAGTGAATTTTGATTCATGTGCTAGTTCGTTCTTCTTTACTTCAACAACGTCAGTTGTCGCTTCTTGCGATTTAGCTTTAGTTCTGCTCATCTATTTTATTTATTTATTTATTTATTTTATTTAAGTCAATGTGTACCTCTTTTCGGACACATCGACAATTTCTGCTTCGCTAACAGAGCTTAAAAAGTCCTGCTTCGCTTGGCCCTTCTCCCCATCTGGGGCCCGTTTACTTACGGCAGTTGCAACCTTTTGCAAAGGAAAAGTTGCAAGCGTGAGTAATTCTTCATCTTCCAAGTTGTGCTCTTTAGCTATTTCTATAAGCTTTTTGTTGTTATTGCACTTCTTAGTAGCTCCCATAGATTTTAATTTTAAAGAAGGAAACTCATGCCCTTCTTTAGCTTTTGCTATGGCTTTGGCTTTAATTCTTGTAGCCCAATTAGTAACTATTTTAGCGATTGCCCATAATTGCTCCAATGTTTCCATGTCTTCAGGGTCATCAATATCTGAATCGGGTATGGGGTGGTCCGCTACTTTCTGTGCAATTTGTATTGCGATGGCTCCTAAAGCAGGACATTTACTTTCAAAAGCGCAGAACCTACAGTTAACCGTAGGGTTAATCTCATCAACAGGGGGTGTGCCATACTCCCATTGAGGCCTGATCCTTTCTCCTTCGAGAATAACCCAAGAAAGCTCTTGAGTCATATCTGGCATTTCTTCTCTCTTAAACACATCGTGTAATACCTCATTCCTTACAGGCACATAGAACACAAAAGTTATTTCAGTTATGTCTTTAAACTTTTGGAAAGCTCCTAATGCATAAGCCTTTGCTTGCCAATTTTCTCTTGGGGAATCAATGTTTGATATACCTGTTTTATAGTCCCCCATGATTGCCTTATCTCCATATAAGATAAGCCTGTCACAAGTACCCCATGTGCTTGTACCATTAAGCTGAACATGAGTAAGCATTTCATTATGCTCTACATACTCTTCATCCCCAATAATCTCATTCATGAACTCCTCTTCATCTTTGCAGATCTGCTCATATATTTCTAACTCTTCTTCATTATGCAGAGCGGAAGGGTCTCTTATTTCAAGAGCTTCATGTATACGGGTTCCTTTCTCAGCAGCTTCATTAGTTCCCCCACGCCCTTTAAATCCTGGGCAAGAGGCCACGTATTTAAGACTTGATGGAGAGAACTCTGCGTGTCCCCTACTGCCGTGATCTGGTTGATTATCCATGTAGTGTTTTTAGATTTTTAATTTTCTTCTCGATAGACTGCATTACTTTCTCTTCAACAGAGTTAGCTGCTACTAAAATCTTTTGTAATGCATCAGACTTAGCTCCATTCCTGTGTATTCTTCCCAATACTTGTAGGTGATTCTTCGCAGAGAAAGAAGGACTTATTAAACTTACCCTAGGGTATTTTCCTCCAGTATCGTGTAGAGACAATCCAGTACCTCCTGCTGCTATGTTTACTGTAAGCACTCTATCTTTATCCTCTTGAAACCTATCAATAACTAATTGTCTTTCAGCCACTGTTTGACCTCCATCAATTCTACCGCAGTCTAGTTTACTACATAAAGTATCTATACTGTCTTTGTAGTTTAAAAACAAAACTACAGAGTACCCTTGCTTCACATAATCATTAGCCATTTCTACAAGATCCATAACCTTATAGCTTTCAGCTAGCATCCTAGCTTTAAGTATATTGACTATGTCGAATTCTGAATCTTCAACAGTCCCATGTTCAACAAAATGCTCTACAATATCAGGTGTAATTCCAAGATCATCATAAGCTTTAATAATTTTGTTAGGAGCACTGAATTCTATAGGTTCTACAAAAACCCTATTATTTCTAAAAGAATCAGGGAAGTCTTCAACCGTTAATTTAAACCCCGTCTCTGAATATATTTTTACTCTAATTAGCTCAAGCCTTTTACGGCTCATAATTTTCCATGTCTTCCATTGATCTTGCATACACCCATTGGATAACATCCAAGAATACCAACTTCGTTTACCTCCTTCAGATTTATTTAAACTATGTAATCCTAGCATATACCCAATAGCCCTCATTTCAGTAGGGTCTTCACATGCCGTAGCACTCATACCATGAACTTGAAACCCTTGGCATATTAAAGATATTAAAAGCTGTGCATTCTGCGTATATGGTCCTTTTGCTTTATGGATCTCATCCATAAGGATCAATGTGTTCTCAGGAAGATCCCAAGTCATTATCTTCTTACCCCTCTTGGACATGTAAGCCGTTTTACCTGTCCTAATTTTTTCGTAATTCAATACAAACAAAGGAGTTATACCAAACTCATTTAGCTCTCGTTCCCACGAAGGGATAACCGCCTTTGGACATATTACAGCTATTGGCCTTCCTAATTCCTTTGAAACATAACTAGCAACCACAGTTTTGCCAGTACCTACACTAGAAGTGTCTATAGTAGACTTTCCTTTATTTAAAGCCTCAATAAAAAAGTCGGCAGCGGTGCTCTGCTTTGGGAATAATGCTTTCATTCTTAACCTTAATTACCATTGATAGTTAAGGTAGTCTAGAATTATTTTCCTCTAATGTACCTTGCTATTAAAAAAGCATCTATCATCCCATCGTGCGGTTTGCTAGCTCTTTTACTTTTCTGCCAACATTCTTCTGGTACTAAACACTCTGCTTTCCACGCTGCTGCTTCTTTTGTCATGCCTTTTGGTACATGCCCTAACATGTTTTTCTGCCATTTATGTACTGAAACACAGCAATGATCCCAGTCTTTGATCTCACATAAAGCTTTTATTTTACCAAAAGACATGGCCATTGACCTAACAGCTTGAGAAGATTTAGCATGGTGTAATGGCTCTTCAATAGCGATCATCAGATCACTGAAACACGGATCAAGAGCCAAGATCCATTGATAAAGTTTGTATGTATCTATTTCTCTTTTCCCTGCTCTCCTTAGTGTAGGCATCACAGTCTTGTCTATAACAGCTCCCGTTGTCCTTGAGATAGCTGTTAATCCTCCATCTAGTCCGTTGTCTATTCCTATTATCATTAATCGGGCAATACAAATAACCTATCTATAACTTTGCAAGTAAGTATTAAACCATCTCCTTCGGAAGGGATCATAACATCCACGTTTTTAATTAGCATTTGTATGTAAAAAATTTCTCTAGCTGTTTTTGGTATGACTAGGTAAAAGGAACCTACACGTTTTTCTGCTTTAAACCTAAAGTCTTTATTAGGCAAATCATGCCTAATCATAACTGTTGGGTTATTTACTCTTAATCGTCCCTGAAACATTTGGTGGATCATCATTTAAAAAACAAGGTGTTGCTTCTCCATGATTACTGTTTAAGTATTCAAAAGCATACCTATCTCTAGCTTGTTTATTAGTTAGTCCATAGTCTTCAACAAGTATGTTAATAACCATCCTCTTGCTATAGCAAGCTATTGAAGGTTGACCATAGCGTTCTATACTTCCTATGAAGGCGTTTTGTAATCCCTCATACAGTAACAGTGCATTATCACCGTCTTCTTTTGTAGACATTTAATCTTCTATTTCTTTTGGATTATCTTCAGCTATTTCAGCTTCTATTATAGGAGACTCTGAAGTAGTCCCTCTTTTAAGAACTGAAACATCAATTTGTATCTTAGAACTGCCTTTACTTTTATTATCAAACCCTAAATGCTTTAACACTTGATCATCAAGTTTACAGTATTTATTTATAAAGCTCATGCTATTCCAATTACCTTCCCGTCTTAGTGTCTCAAGACCTTCATTAAGATCAGAAACAGACTGTGATTGATGTCTATCTAAGTTATGTATACCAGAAGCTCTTATATTAGCTTGTTCTTCTGCTCTCTTAGCCACAAGCTTATCATGCTTCTGGACACTAAGTTCGTCTCTTGAAGGTAGTTCTTGTTCTTTTATCCATCTATGTACTGTAGACCTGCCAACATCTAACTCATTAGCAATTGCTCGTGTGCTAAGACCTTCTTTATACAAATCTATAGCTCTTTGTAATTTTGAATTTTTATTATTATTAGCCAACTTAGTTAATATATACTACCATAACTACTATAATTCAAGTTCTCATGACTGAGATAGACGGAAGATACGAACCCATACCAATAGGAATACAAGGTGACCTTCATGTATTTAAACTAGGAGCTCCTTTTGATGTGTGGGTTACGTGCAGTAACAAACTAGAAGCTCTTTTAATTGGATTTGTTGATGATAAAACAACTAACACAGCAAAAGAATATTACTTTTGGAGACTGTGCGACATTATTTGGAATAGGGAAGATTTATTTGAACCTATTATGGTTAGGCATTCTTGGGCAGAAGATATAATTAGAGCTGCTATAGATAATAAATACGTAGCTGTTGGAGGAGCAGCTTCTTCTGGAAAGTCCCACACAATGGCTGCGTGGGGTATTTTAAATTGGTTAGCTAAACCTGATGAAACCTTGATCTTGTTAACCTCGACCACTTTACGGGAGGCTAGAAAAAGAATTTGGGGTTCAGTGATTAGTTTACTAACGGTAGCTAAAAGTATAATAGATACTCCATTTAAAATAAGGGACTCAATTGGTAACGTTGCTTATGTGGATGAAAGTGGAACTCTTTTTGAAAGAGCAGGTCTTTCTTTGATAGCTGCTGAAAAGTCTAAGACTAGGGAAGCTGTTGGTAAGTTTATTGGAATAAAACAAAAAAGAGTATTTTTAATTGCAGACGAGCTTAGTGAACTTAGTGAAGCTATTCTTCAAGCAGGACTGTCTAACTTATCTAAAAACCCTTACTTCTCTTTAGTAGGTATGAGTAACCCATCTAGTAGGTTTGATGCTTTTGGAGTATGGAGCACTCCTAAAAACAATTGGGAATCTGTAAATGTAGAAATAGATTATACTTGGGAGACTAAATGGGGAGGGACATACATACGTTTAGATGGGGAAAGGTCTCCTAATATATTAGCAGGAGAAGATATTTTCCCTTGGCTACCTACGGAAGAGAAAATTTCTGAAGATGCAGCTCTTTTAGGAGCTGAGAGCAGGGGGTATATGCGAATGGTAAGGGCTATTTTCTTTGATAGTGATGAAACTGAATCAGTGTACTCTGAATCAGAGCTCATAGGTTCAGGGTCCATGAGTCAAGTAGATTGGGAGGGTACGCCAACAGCTATAGCAGGGCTCGACCCTGCATTTACTACAAACGGAGATAGGACTATCTTATATTTTGGTTTAGTGGGCATGGATAAAAAAGGGCAATTCGTTTGTGAATTAGGAGAGGCAGTTCATCTCAATGACGATGCCACCAACAAAGCGGTCCCAAGGACGCATCAGATTGCTCATCAAGTAAAAGAGCATTGTCAGAAACGGAATGTGGATTCTTCAAATCTTTCTGTTGATGCAACGGGAGCTGGTCAACCTTTTGCGGATGTTCTTGCAATGGAAGTTGGTCCTGACATTCTTCGGGTTTCATTTGGAGGTAAGGCTACGGATAAACCTATTAGTTCAAGAAACAAACTAAAGGGTTCTGACATGTATTTCAACAGGGTAAGTGAGCTTTGGTTTATAGGAAAAGATTTATGTAGAACTAAACAATTATTTGGAGTTTCCGCAGAGCTAGCAAAAGAAATAACTGCTAGAAATTTTGAGTCTGTTAAAAGTGGATCTAATCTAAAATTAAAACTAGAGTCTAAAATAGAATTTAAATCAAGGTTTGGGCAGTCTCCCGACTTAGCAGACGCTGCATTTTTGTGTTTAGATTTGGCAAGACAACGTCATGGACTGACTTCAGTTGATCCTCCAGAGAAAATAGGGGGCAGTTATTTCAATAAAAGAAAATCTATAAAAGGTTTATCTAAAATTTTAAGTTCAGAAGCGTTAATTGATTGACCTTTTTAAAAATTACTCTTAAGCGGTTTAATACAATATGTTATAAATTGCTTAATCCATATCAAGGTTAAATGTGTTTAGGTGTAGGTTGTTTGACTTACGCTAAATAAACCTTAAATTTAAAGGATTCTTTTATACATATTAATTAAACAATTTTTTTAAATGGCTTCTTGGTTAGATAAACTACAAACAGGACTTGATGTTGCGGGGATGACTCCGCTCGTTGGAAATTTTATTGATTTAGGTAATGCAGGTATTTCCTTGTTTAGAGGGGATTTAGTTGCTGCTGGATTACGAGGAGCTGCTGCCATCCCAGGACTAGGTCAAGCAGTTACGGGAGGTAAGTTAGCTACTAAAGGAGCTAAAAACGTAGCAGGGAAACTTACTGGTGAGGGTGTGGACAAAGCTGTTAGATCTCCTAGAACTGTTCCTACTCAATTTGGACCACAGCAAGCTATCCCAACTGCTCGTCCAACTAGGCCTCCTAGGTCTCGGCAAACATCTTCCTCTGGAGGAATGCCTCCTCTTAGTGCTACAAACAGAAGAGCTGTAAGAGAGACAGATGCGGTAGCTCCAGAATTAAATAGGGTTCAAAAAATTCTACAAGGTAATCGTTTAAGTAGAGGAAAACAAATAGGGCTTAAAGGAGCTGCTGCTTTTGGTTTCACAGGCACAGGAGGGGATGATGAGATGTCCCAAGATGCTACAGGATTAGGGATAGGGGGTGGAGAAGGAGGCGCTCCTCTTACTTTGCAAGAACGTATCGATCTTTATAAAAAACAAAGAGAGGCTGGAGCACCTCAAAAATCTGAGCGTAGCCGTGAACTTAAAAATCAACGGAGATTGCTTAAAGGATTAATGCCTTCTCTAGAAAGAGAAGCTTTTGATGAAGGGCAAGATGAAGTTTTATCAAATGTTGATAAACGTAGAGAGTTAGGCCAGATGATAATTGACCGTATGACTCAGCCTGGAAGAGCTAATCCAGAATACTGGTCTAGAAATCCTGCCGAAAGAAAAAAACTTTTAGATATAGGAAGGAGCTTGGGAGACGCTTCATTCAGTAGAACTGATATGGAACGTGTTATTAGAGGAGCCACTAAGAAAGCTAAAGAGCAAGCTAAGTTGGACACATACGCTGCTGATTCTGCGAAAGGAAAATCTTTTGTACAACAAAAAATAGCTAGTGATGATGAAAGACTACGTGCTCGTATGGGAGAGAAACCCGATGCGCTAAACCAAAGGATACTTCAAGAAGCTCGAATGGGGGTAGCAGGACAAGTTGGTGCTGCAGGAGGAGGTGGTGCTGCAGGAGCAGGTGGTCAAGCTGCTATAGAGGGGGTAGGCGAAAGAGATTCTTCAAAAAGAGATGAGTTAGACGAAGCTGAAAAGGCTTTAGAAATGGGAGATATAGAACGTAAAGTTGAAAATAAACTCTTTAAAAAAGATAAACGTGCTTATGATAAAGAGACTAAAAAGACTATAAAAGCAGAAAAAGAAAAAGAACGTGCTCAAGATTTACGAGATTTAGCTAGGCTCAAAAGAGAAAGAGATGCCTTAATAAAAGAAAGGAATAAACCACAGAGTTTTATCTCACGGATGAAAAGAGGAACTGAAGTTTTAGGAGATGTTCTAAACGAAACAGTAGTTAACCCTATCTTTGGCGGAGGGAAATACAAATAATATAAATGGCATCTTATAGAGATTCCCTTAGTGCTCGTCAGAAAGCCATCTATGACTCACAAGAGAGTCAAGCAGCTTCTCTTTTACAAGAAGCTCAGATGAATGCTTCTAACCCTAATAGAAAATTTGGGTTAGATGACATACAGGCTTTAAAAAGTAATTTTTTCTCTACGACTTTAGGAAGCCCCCATAGTGCAGCTCTTGCAGCTACTTTTGGAGCCCAGTTTAATTCGTTAGAGGATAGAGAATTAGATGAGTTAACCGACAAAGCTGAAGCAGCTAGAAATAGGATGTTAGCAGAGCAAACTAATTTTAACATGATGCAAAAAACAAGAGAGCTTGCCGACACAAGGCAAGCTGAAGCTAAGTATGATCAACTAGCTTCTAGCATTACTAGTGTGTTAAACTCTGGAGCACCTCCTCATGAAATGTCAGCTCTTTCATATAATGTTTTATTATCAGAACCGTCCTTTTTAAGGACTGCCACAGGACAAAAACTTTTAAATTTAACTACTAAAGCTATTCAAGATGTTACTAACGACAACTTATCTAAAGTTGGTAATGAGCTAATGACTGATGCTATCCGTAATGGCACAGTAGAGGGAATTGATTCAGCAGCAGATGCTTTAAATATTTCGGACTCTCCATTAGTAGCAGGAGCTAAAAGTGCTGCTAGAGCGAAACGACAACAAGAAGCTACTGAAAAAGCGCAAAAGGCTTTACAAGCAGAGATACAACAACTTGAAGGGATTATAAAGAATGGTATGCAAGAGGATTCTACATGGGAGAACATACAAACTTCAGGTAACGCTTTAGTAGCTACGGCAAGTAAGTTGGGGCTTAGTGCTAATGAAAACTTTAAAGCTTTTTCTGAATGGCTAACAATGCCTAAACCTCCAAAGGCTACAGGTTTTGCGCCTACAGTTAACCCATTTTTAGACGCTCAAAACATGCTTAATGATTTATTCGTTGACGTTCAAAGGAATGCTTTAGTTCCTGGGGCAAGGTCAACAAGGACTTTCGACCCTAGTAGAAGAACTAAAGGTTCATATGGTTTAGGGAACGCCTTAATACCTCCTAGAACAACTTAACCAATTAAGACTTTGTCGTGGCAACAAACATATCTACTTTATCCGCAGCTCAACCACCTATTGATGATCAGTTAGGTTCATATTATTCTTATCCACAATGGAAAGCAGTATATAGCGAAGAAGATTTTGCTACTGAGCAAGATCTTCCTAGTTACTTAGATTACTATAGAGGAGAGTTATTAAAAAGAGGAGAGCTTACCAGAGAAAAAGAAGTTGAGATACAAAACTACTATGCTAACTGGGCTTCCAATGGAGACGAAATTTCTCAAGAAGAGTTTGAAGAGTTAGCTAGTCAGTCAACCGCATACCTTCAAGGCAGTGAAAAAGAAGCAGCGATTGTTTCGAGGATATTCCCTGCTTTAGATTGGGGTGGGCTAAACCCTGCACAACAAAATGATTATTTAAATAGAAGTAAGAAAGCTCTTTTATCTGCTGGAGAATTACCTTTTGCATCTTTAGTTGAGGGAGGTAGAGGAACTGTTCAAGTAGGTAACTATGGGTCTTTAGGAACAAGTCAAGATAGGCAAACTCGTGCAGGAGCAGAAGCTTTACAAGCCTACTATGCAGGAGCTATAGACCCTAGAGATTTATGGCAAGTGTCTGAAGGACTTTCTCCTTCGGCTATGCCAAACAAAACAAATTTTCAAGCTGACTTAGATGAACGGGATCTCCAAACTTTTCGTGAAGTATTAGGACGTAAAGATTCAGATTATTCTAGAGCTATTAATAACGCTATTATAAACTCCATTGACCTTGAGACTTATAAAGGTAATTGGTTTACAGAAGTATTTGCAGATAGGCCTGAAGATATTACACAGATTATAGTTGATGATCTCCCTGATGAAATAGTAGCTATACAGCCTATGCTTATTCGAGAGATTGCCCGTAAGCAAGGTCTAGGAGATGCCGAAATTGCAGGGTTAAACTTAGAGAATAACTATAGGTTCTCTAACGAAAGATTCTTTTCTTTAATTAAAGAGTTAGCGATCAACCACGCTAATAATCAAGGGGTGTTTAAATATGATTCAAAAGACCTTACTAACAATATAAGGGTAACTCCATTAGGACTACCTGTGGCACACCCTGATTTAATGCGTAGTAGCTCTTTCAAAGAAGTAGTAGAAGGGGATACAAGATTAAATCAAAACCAAAAGAAGAGTCTCCTTGCATCTAGAAAAAACTACATAAGTTCTTTAGAGCCTTATGTAGATGGCCTATTAACTTCAGAGAATTTACAATCTTCTGTAGGGGAGTCATGGTTAAAAGCAAAGACAGATTCTCCAGCTTCATATGAAAAAGATTATGAAAGTTTTTATGACAGGTTCTTTTCTGAAAAGAAAAACTATGACGAATCTGCTAACTGGTGGGGAGGTTTCTTCTCTTCTGTCCCTGAAGCAGTTGTTGGGATGGGCGCTTCTTTAGGAGCTCTGTTAGGGTTCGATAAAGCTTCAGAACATTTAGCAGAGTATCAGTCTAGTCAATCAAGAAGAAGGCAGTTAGCTTCTTTGTTTGGAGAAGACATGGGGTGGAAGTATGACCTCGCTACTATAGTACCTGCGGTAGGAGCAGACTTAGGAGCTAGTTATTTATTAGCAGGACCATTTACCAAGCTAGCTAAAAAACCACAAGTTGCTCAAGCAGCTCAAGCTACAAAGGCTGGGGTTCGTGACATTAAACATTTTTTAAAGACAGAAACTTCTAACATAATGGCTACCTTTAAAGGAGATAGCCCTGCTAGAATAGCTGCTAAAAAGAAATTAGCTAGAGACATAATTGATCCTGACAAAACTACTTCCGCTATAAAAGGATTTAATGATCTTACTGCTAGGAGGTATGGTATACAGACTGCCATATTTACTACGGCTGCAAACAGAGCTGCGGGATCTACGTATGCTACTTTATATAATTCCCAACCAGAGGACATGTCTCATGAAGAGAAACATGATAAAGCATTAGGGCCAAGCCTTCTTAGAGGAACAGCGACAGGACTTATAACAACAGGTTTTTCTGCATTAGGATTTAAAAGGCCAGGAGCAGGAGGTGTTGAAGATATTATTTCTAAAGGGGTTTCATTCGGATCATTTAAAAAGGCCTTAAATAGCCTTCCTGAGAAAGCATTTACAGCTAACTCAAGTACTCTAAAGGCTGCTTTAAAAGGTCCTTTAAAGGATACCATAACAAAAGCTATTATTAATAATAAGCAGAGTTTAATTGGCACTACTTTGAGAGGGGCTTTTTATGAAGGAGCCGAAGAAAGTATCGATGAGTTTGTAGGCTCTTACATTGAAAGTATTTCTATGGATGAGTTCGTCCCTATGAGGGAGCGGATTAACCAAGCGGTGTATGCAGGAACTTTAGGTGGTGTGTTAGGTGGAGCAGTTAGTCTAGGTGCTGAAACTAAGTTTGGATTAGCAGGTATGCAAAGGCTAGCTGAAAGTAGATCTATAAAACGTAACCAAAAAGTTGCAGAAGACGAAGCTTTAAGGCAGCTCTCTGATGAAGTTGAAGCTGCAGGAGCTCCCCTAGTTGCACAAGAGTTAGAGAATGCTGCTAATGCTCCAGAAGAATTAGACACTCCAGAAGAAGTAGATGCTCCAGAAGAATTAGACACTCCAGAAGAAGTAGATGCTCCAGAAGTAGATGCTCCAGAAGAAACTCCCGTAGCTCCTATAGATATATTTACCCCTAAGTTTTCTGGTAAAGAAGTCCCTAAAGAAACCGTTGAAAATTATTTAATGGGTTGGGTTCCGACAGGAGTAACTCAAGGGTCTGATATTAGGGTTGATTTTAAAAAGTTCGAGGGTAGTGAGGCTAACCCAATGAGGGTAGTTGCTTTAAATGCTAGAGGGGATTCCCCAATGTTAGTTTGGCAAGTTGATTCAGAAGCTTTAAGCCAAAAAATAAATTCTCAAAAGGGAAATAAGAAAGATGCTTTAGATAGCTACATTGGACACGAGCTAATACATTTATCAGAACTTGAATATGCAAGAGACCTGTGGCGAAACTCAGGTCAAGAGACAAACTTTGTTAACTTTTATGATAAATATACCGCAGATATTTACGGTGAGTTAACTAACTCTGAAGCAGGTCTTGATGAAATTAGGAAGTCTGTCTCTCAGTACTTAGGTATTGAAGAGAGTGAGGTCATTCTCCCAGACGAAGGACTATCTCAAATGACTAAAGGAGAGATAGTTTCTGAGTTCACTAGGCAGTTTGCCGAAAGAGCTAACGCAGGGTCTGTTTCTGATGCTTACTTCCAAGGTTTGAAAAAGAAAGACAAGCGTCTTTTCTTAGAGAATTTACAAGGGCTAGTTGATAAAGTTAGGGGTACGGTAGGAGACACCACTAATAATGACGCTTATGATTTTATACAAAAATCTACATTAGGGTTCTTAGCAAAAGTAGAAGATAGGTATGCGAGCTTTTTCTTGGACTCTGTCCAAGGACGTTTCCTAGATTTTAATACTAAGGTGGAACAAAGGGAAGAAGCACTAGCTCAAGAAGTTCCTGAAGAAACTCCAGCAGTTAAAGTACCAGAAGAAGTAGATGTTAAATGGAAGGAGGCTCTTGAAGAGTACGGTGAAAGCACCAAACTATCAGGTAAACCAATGACCGAAGAAAGAGCACTTAGAAAAGAGTTAGCTCTTATACAAGTATTCGAATCTTACATTGTAGCAGATAGAAACCTAATGGGGTTTTCTTCTAAGAAAGGCGAGACCTTACAAGACTTACCAATGTTCTTAAACCAAAAGCAATTAGAGCTATTAAAAGGTTGGTTTGAAGGAGGGAAAGAATCTTTTCCAGAAGAGTTGAGGTTATCTAAATATGAAGACACTGCAATACGGACTAACACACTTGGTCAAATAAAAGAAATTGCACAAGAGATTGAGTCAACTTCAGGATTTTTATTGGCAACACATCAGTTACTCAACCCTGAATTAGGCTTAACGGAAAACTTCGTATTGAGCAACGCACCTAGTGAAGTTTTTAATGTGGCTACAGAGGTAGATGGAGAAGTAGTAAACCACATCCCCCCTCCTGTTAACATGTCTCCCATGACTTGGATGGAGGTAGAGGCTATGGATTCTTTTGAAGAGATTGCTCCTGTAATGAAAGAACTTACTGAAGAACTTTCAGCAAGGGCTAAGAAGATGGGGCTCACACTAGAAGTTAAGAACGTGTCTTATGGAGGTTCTCTATCAGGACGTAGTGATGTACTTAATGTTTCTGATGGTAAGGTTATAGTAAATATATATCAACTTGCTAAACAGTATAATAGTTTTCATCGCCCTGACCAGTTATTAGGGCCTTCTCTTAAAGCATCAATGGCTATAAGGAATGCAGAAGATAAAGTTATTAATGATATAGATTTTGAAACTGTTGCTTCTAATATAGATGATGCACAACTCATAGCTTTTCTATCTCAAGAGATCAGCCCTTATCTGAACCTTGATCCAAAGACTGTAGAAGACTTAACCAAGGATGGTGTTTTAAATATTGAAGAAGGAGGAAAAGTTCTTTCTAACTATGTAAAAAGTTTTGTTGCTAAAGGAAGAGAGAGTCAAATCCCTAGAGATGAGTTCTTAATTATAAACTCTTTCGCTAGTTTAAAAGATGCAGCTATTCAAGCACTTGAAAAAACTATAGTAGAAGTAAGTAAAATTGAAAGTCTCCTAGAAGGAACGACTCAAGGTACAAAGGTTAAAGTATACCAATCATCAGATCAAGATACAAGGGTCACGGATCAAGAGGCAGCAGGTAAAGACATGTTACTCTCTAACTATCACTCAGGTAACTTATTAGGTTATTTAAAACAAGGGAGGATAGCCCCACTAATTAAAGAAATTTCATTCGATACGGGAGATGTTGAAGCGTCTATAGACATGGTGAGAAATATGGTAGCAGAAAGTTCTGTTCCAGAAGAAAGCAAACCTGTTCCAGAAAAAGAAGAAGTAGCTACTTCAGAAGAAGCTACTCCAGAAAAAGAAAAAGAAGAAGAAGAAGCTACCCCAGAAGATCCTGAGTTAGCTGAAATGGTTAATGATATAAACACTTCTTTGGAAATACCTTTAGTATCTTATGGGTTTGATGGTCGGTATACTACGACTGAAGAGAGCGCTCCTCTTTCTTTTGTAGGGAAGATTTGGAAATGGCTATCTAGTAATAAAGATCTTAGATGGCAAAGAGAAGTAGAGAACAGAGACAGTTATAGCACCGCAATCAATGAAGAAAATAAAATGATTGTCGGAGCTTTGAACAGGATTGTCAAAAAAGATTTCGGTGGTTGGACTCCTCGTCTAAAGAAATTAGTATCTCAAGCTTCTGGTAACACTGCGGGTACAACCCTACCTGAAGGAGAACTAGAACAGTTTAAACAAGAAAGAGATTTAGAACTAGATGAAGCAAAGGCTTCTTATACTAGTCCTGAAAACCTTAAAGAAAAACTAGAGAGTGCTTATGATAACTTTGAGAAAAAGATTGCAGATAGGAAGGGTGAACTAATAGCCTTGAATAAAGAGTCTGTTAACCAAGCTTACAATGAGATTGCAAAGACATCTCCTGAACTTGTGAAAGAGTTAAGAGATGTGCGTAGAAAGATCACGGCTAACGGAAGAGTAGTGGGGATGAAGCTACAGGAGGTAGACTCTGACAAATATGAGGATGGTCCTATGAGGTTTTCTGAACAAGAAGGATTTTACCTTAGTAGATCTTACAGGATATTTAAAGATCCTAAATGGAGAGCTGATATTTTAAACTTGGAGAATAAACAATTTAAATTAATAAGAGAAGAAGCTGCCAGAGCAGTCCTTGACGAGGAGATAGCTAAAGCTATTGATGCGGAAATAGATTCAAGAAACAAACTAGCAATGGACGAAGGGGATATGTCTTGGCTAGAAACTACAGAGATAGAGAAGAGACAGATTGTAGATGAGGAGTTAGGGATATCAAAAAGTTTTCAAGGAAACAAATTAGACTTAGAATCTTTTTATGTAGATCACTTCAGTAAGTATGGTCCTGATGAGCAGACCGATATTCTTACAGGCAAACAACAACTAAGCGAAGCAGTAAGGAAAGGACTTGGAGAGATAGAGTCCCCCAAATATAATTTAGTGCAGACACTTACAAACGTTAGGTCATTCGGGAATTCATTAGCATTAGACTTAAACCTAATGAAACTAGGCAGACCTAAAGATGCTGACATATCGGAGTATTGGATACTTAATTTAAAGGAATACGATAAGCTAAAGAAGGATAACCCTGAAGAAGCTAGGAGATATTCTCACATACATAGGACTAAAACTATTAACGGAGAAAGTGTTAACATAAAAACTAACCCGTTGAGTCCTCTTAGAAATGCAGAAGCTCAGTATTATGTAGATGATAATTTTTATAATGCTCTTGCAGAAAGAGAAGCGTTTGTTTCTTCAAACAAACTAACAGATAAAGCTGCTGGTAGAATAAATAAATTTCTAAAGAAAGCGGTTGGTCTTTCCCTTGGATTTAAAACTTTAGGTAGTAGTACTTATTATTCCCGTAACATATTTGGGTCTGCTATTTTCTTTCCTTGGTCACAAGGATTCAGCCCTGGAAAAACAATAAAGAATCTTGGTAAAGAATTAAAAAGATTACGTAATCCTCAAGAGGTTAATGAATATGTTTTAAACCTATACCGTAGAGGAATGCTAGAGCCTGAGTTTACTGTTAGTATGTTGAGTGACATGCTATCTGGGGAGGTTACTGCTGACTCTCTTGAAGCGGAGACCTTTAAATTATATGATGACATTCAGAAAGATAATAATCTTCCTCCCATTGAAGAAGGTAATCCTGATGCTTTACTTAAAACTTTAGTTGAAGCAGGGAAGAAGGGTAACTTATACATTAAAGATAATGTCCTTAAGAAGCTAACTAAGCTTTCAATGATGACTGATTCTTTCTTTAAGATATCTTACTTTGAGAATGAAGTTAAAAACTTACAAGAGGCTAGACAATATGAGAAAGATTTAGGTACAGGTGGTAGCTATATTAACTTAACAGATTCTGAAATAGAATCTTTAGCTGCAGATAAAGTTAAAAAGACTGCGCAGTTTTATTCTCAGTCTTCTGTATTAACAGATGCTTTTAATAAGTCTTCTGCTGCTTTAGCAGTAGCTCCTTATGTTAGGTTCAGAATGGAGGTAGCTAGAATAATGGTTAATAGCATGGTGCTAGCTAGGAGAGAGATGAAAGATAGTAATCCTGTTATCAGAGCACGGGGAAAGAAACGTGCTGCTGGTTTAGCTACGGTAGGTTTATTCTCTGCAACAGGATCTATAATTGCGGAGCCTGTTTTAGTAACACTATTAATAGGACTTCAACTTGCAGATGAAGATGCTAGTGATCTTGATGATGAAACAAGACAAGCTTTAAGGCTAGCTTCTCCTTCTTATTTAAGAGACCACACTTTCTTATACAGTAAAAAGAATGGGCAGTACCAGTCATGGGATTTAACTTACCTTAACCCTTATGCTATGTGGCTAGACGGTTTCTCTATAGCAGGTAGAAGTATTAACAACGGGGAAAGTCTTCCTGCTGCTATGGGAAGGTTTGGTTTAAGCATGCTTGGAACTCCTCTTGTTGAAGGACAGATAGCTACGAATGCTTTCTTCAATAGTATTATAATGAATAGGAATTCTAAAGGGGAGACTTTATATTATGAGAATGATAGTCCTATAAACAAAGCTACAAAGAGCGTTAGTAATTTTATTCAAGAAGCTTATGGTCCTCCTTCTTTTAAAAGACTTAATGAAAATATAAAAGGATTAGCTACGGGTGAATCTGAATACACAATAGGTAAACTAATACGAGATGAGTTCTCGCCAATCAAACCTTATGATGTTAAACCACAACAAGTTTTGTATGGGTTAACTAGATCTTTAAGGCAAGGCAAACTTAGAAACTCTAAGCTAATCAATAGAGTACTCACAACTAGACCTTTGTCTGAATCTGAAGTTAATCAGATAGCGGATGAGACAATTAGGATATCTAAAATAACTCAGTTGATTGCATCTAAACATTTAACTAAACTAATTAACATTGGAGTAGACCCTGCAATAATTACAGAAGAGGTTGAAAAACTTTATGGTAAAGGAAGCTCGGCTTCAATCTTTGCGGGACAAGGTATGGTACAAATGCCTAGCGCTAGAACAATGGGGGCAGCTTCTCAAAGACCTGAAGTTGCAGAGAGAATCCAGCAGTACATAGATAGAATAGAAGAGAAGACTAACAATGGTTTGATTAATCTTTATGATTAATTTCTTGGGCTTCTTCTAGAAGAGCTACTGCAAAGAGACATTCTTTAAGGGTCTTATCATTATTAATGAATACATATTCTTGACTTAGTTCTAGTCTATCATTCTCTAGGCTTGGGCCTGAAAATAGCAAAGGGTTTTCAAACCAAATTCCCCAATGCCCTTCATTAGTTTTTACTCCTGTAGGCAAGCTCTTTGCTGACTCAACTCTACTGTCTTGTACAACATAGTTGTTTTCAAAGGCATCCATTACTTCATATAGTCCTCTATTTATTTTTCTTAATAACATGATTTTTAAATTTAAAACCCCGCCACCTGCAAACCTAACAACAGATGACGGGGTCGTTTGCTATGCCACTATGCAAAATTAAAGTTCTTTTCTTTTATAGGTTTTCATTATCTTATGATCTAATATCTTTAAGATCATACCAACTGATTTCATACTAGGTATATTCTCCATCGTCCAATCAGGATGATTGATAAACATAATGGTATACCTACCATCTTCTTCTTCTATAACAATGGCTTTCTGTTTACTCATGTAACCTTTCTGCTAAAGTTATAAAGGCTTTCGCTGCTACTTGGTTTACAACACCATTGCCCAACAGTCTTAATCGATCCACTCGATTGGCAATTGAGTCCACTTGACGGGAAGCCCCATCAACTGCTCGACCCATGACGGATTGAGCCTGTTTGGATTGCTCACTTGTCGAGTGATCCTCTTCTGCTTGCTGTTCTTTCCTGGGTGTCCCTTGTGGTCGCTCGCTGACGGAGTTCCCCACTGTTCTGGATTCTTCCCAGTCGTATTGTTCTTGGTTCTGACAGGCTGGCCAGACCGTTTCTCTGTAGCATAGTCTAACCGCCCGTTCGATCTGTCCTTCCCATCCTTCCGTATTACTGTCGGACCTGAACCCTTGTGGTCGCTCGCTGTTGGAGTCGGCCAGTTCTGCATAGCTATTGCTTCCCTCAGTTGAATGTTCCCCCACTTGCCCTCTTGTATCTGCTTCAACCGCATCCCTCCTGACACCTCTGCAAGTGTTGGAGTCGGCCAGTTCTCTTGCTTGTATATCTCCACTGCCTTTGGATCTATTTGTTCCCTCAAGTTCGCAGGTTTCTTTCTGCCCTTGCGTGATGTGTTTGCTTGCCTCCTCAAGGCTTCGTCTGATCGTGGAGGTAAGGTGTCCATTGTGTTTGGAGTACCCCATAATGAACACTCTCTTTCTCTGGTGCGGAGCTCCGACTTCAGACGCTGAGAATACTCCTGCCGTTGCTTGGTAACCCAACTCTTCCAAGCTCCGAAGGACATACTTGAGAACACTTTCTCCATCGGTTGTTTTGCAGGAGATAATTCCCTCAACATTTTCGAGAAAGATAACTGAGGGTCTGCACTCTCTGATTCCTTCAAGGATGTAGGGGAAGATATGTCTTGGGTCTTCTGTCCCTTTTCTTTTCCCTGCTCCACTGAATGGTTGGCAGGGGAATCCGCCAGACAAGATGTCCACGCATCCACGAAACTTTCGGAATGGGAACTCTTTAAGGTTCGAGAACACAGGAGTCGGAGGAATTTTACCCTCTTCCATCTTCGCAACCAAGTTGGCGATAGCGTAGGCTTCGATCTCCACATAAGCGACCTCTCGCACATTTGGGAGAACTCTTCTGATTCCAATTCCGATCCCTTCGTATCCACTACAGAGGGACAGGTGTCTGATATGTTGTTTGGTAATATCCACATTATTTGCTTTCTATTGTTTAGGTTTATTTACTTATCGTTTTCGAGGATCATATCGAAAAGCTTTTCGGCTTGCTTCTCATCCTCTCCTTCGTAAAGAATTGTGTTTAGTTGTTTGTCTCTTACCCCTATTATTCTCCAGACATCTTTACCTCCATCGTAAAGCATGGCTATAGATTTGTACGGGTAGAACTCAACGTCTTTTTGATTTACTATTGTTGACATTTCTTTTCTGATCACTACTCATTCCCATAAATCTGCAAATGAATAGTAAAGTTATTATGTATAGGGCGATTGCTATTACCCACATTGACTTGCCCTTTCTCTTATCCTGTCCAAATGTGGAGTGTACTTTTCTGGGTCAGCGTTAATCTTCTTAACAACATGATGCACAGTTGGGTGCTTCCTGCCATAATGCTTCGCTGTATTAGCTGCCGTCTCCCCCTCTGAATAGATGAGGT